ATCACAATGTGCACCCGAGGTATACTCGAGTGCACATTGTTATTTACATGGTCAAATCAACGATTGCTTCATCGAGAATACGTAATGCATATTCTTTAGAATCAGCAGGTGGATCACCTTGTTCATCGAAGTTCCAGATGTGAGCGCAGATACAGTATAGCCTGGCATAAAAATCCATTGTACCATTGCATATGAGTACGGCGTCAAGTTCATCACCGCTCAAAGTAAAATCCATAATGAACTCATGAATGATACTCCAAATCTCAGCTGGTGCATTGTCACCATCTGTATTTGCTACAGACTCTTTTAACCGTTTAAATTGTTCTAAGCCAAATGCCATGACAACCTCCACTGTTAATAGTCAGATTCAATCTTAAATCCTTGTCCTTGCAGAATTTCAAGTACCAACATCTCAGCTGGGCACATGCTTGCATGCCATATACGACGCCATTGTTCAACAGTAATTGGTTCATCCTTATACCTGAGAATCTCAATCGTTCGTTTGGCGTGAATTACACATCATTCCATTGCTCTAATAGCTTCGTCCATGATAACCTCCACTATACTGACATCATCAGGCGGGATGAGAGGTCAGCAATTTATTAGCCGCACTGCAGATTAACTACACGGTCAAGTCAACAATTGCTTCATCAAGTACACGCAGTGCATACTCTTTCGAATCAGCAGGTGAATCACCTTGCTCATCATAATTCCAGATGTGAGCGCAGATACAGTACAGCCTCGCATAAAAATCCATTGTACCGTTACGCTCAAGCACAGAATCAAGGTCATTCTGTGCTTCAACAGAGTTGAACTGTGCAATGAAGTCGTCAACAGCACACCAAACATCAGCTGGTACATTGTCGCCATTCGTACATGCAATAGACTCTCTTAACTGTTTGAACTGTTCTAAACCGAATGTCATGATAACCTCCGTTGTGCTGACATCATCAGGCGGGATGAGAGGTCAGCGAGTTATTAGCCGCATTGCAAGTTAATTATTTATTAAACTCAGGGTCATTAACCATTGCATATACTCGTGCTTCAAAGTCCTCAAATATAGATTTAAGAAATTCATCAACTTCATCTTGCCGCTCAAGTGGGGTTTTACCGGTCATGTCACCGACATAAGAGTTGTTATCGTTAAGTATTGACTTAATCGCAATAGCCACAGTCTCAGCATCACGTTCACTCAGTTTCATAATAACCTCCAGTGTTGTTACTCTCTGGTCATTGCTGACCAGAGAGTGTTGATGTTAAGACTCTAAGAACTTCCAGCCTTTAGAATCAGTTGCAATTGCATATCCGTCTTTACGAAGATAAGACATTTGAGAACTGATGTTTCTTTCCGAGATTCCAACACGTTTTGCCAGCATCGGCACACTAATATGCGCACCTTCTTTGAGAATCGCCAGTACTTCTTCCTTGCGACCAGGTTTCTCAACAACAATCACTTCTGTTGCTACATCCAGACAGTCAATCGTCTCCAGCATGTCAGCAACCAACGTCTCCAGTACAATAATTCTTGCTTCGAGTTCATTCTTCGTCATGACAACCTCCAGTACTTCGTGAGATATGTTGCCAGATACTTCTATATCTCTTTTGTTGTTCAACTCTTCTGGCACACCAAGAGTTGTATATTATATAGTCAAGACAATCTTGTTATATAATATAATTAAATTATTTCTTCAAATTTAATTTGAATAAATTATATAAAAAATTTTTAAAAAAATAAATAAAAAAATTTTATATAATAATATTAAATATTTATTTGATGTATAATATTTATAAAAAATTTTATATATAAAGGGGGTGTATAGACTTTAAAATAAAACAAATTCGTCACTTTTAAACCTTGTTTACAAAACTTTGGGCCTATAAGGCCACATATACTCTTTTTGAAGCGCATAGACGCAGGCCACCATGAAGTATAAAACTTTGGGCCTATAAGGCCACATATACTCTTTTTGAAGCGCATAGATGCAGGCCACCATGAAGTATAAAACTTTGGGCCTATAAGGCCACATATACATTCCTATGCTATGAATTTTGAAGCGCATAGATGCAGGCCACCATGAAGCACTACACTTTTTAGGCGCTTTCTACAAAACTTTGGGCCTATAGGATCATATATACTCTTTTTGAAGCGTATAGACGCAGGCCACCATGCTGTATACGCGCACACGCACGCGCGATCAATTTTATATACGCGCGTATAAGCCTTAAAAACTTAGTTTCTGGTCGCGTAATTCGCCGTTTTTAAGCTTTATTTTACTAATTAGTACTAACCTATAGTCCATATACTCTTTTTGACTACACTTTATCTCTTCATATACTGTATATTAATAACAAATAGCCAAATTTTTAGCTTTACTTTTAGATCCGGACTCGTTATAATCTAATTAAGTTGGGTTTTGGTCTCCCGGCTATCGTGTTTCTCCTGGAACTGTGCGCGGGAGCTCTTTAGTCCCGCGCACATTCAGCGCTTTTACTAAAAAGGTACTGTTATGGCTATAGACGTTGAACTTTTGAGACTGCAATACGAGATACTCAATGTCTCAGTTGAGTCATTGGCACGGTCTGCTGGTATTCCGCAAGACCTTATACAACGCGAGATTGATAAGGGCCGCTGGACTGTGCTTTGGCCAGACGAGAATGAACCGAAGCTCGTAGTTGAAGAAGACGAAGACCTATTCACTGTTTCCACAAACCAGTATATCGATAAAACAAGGCGCCGTTTACAAGCGTACTCTTACGCAAAAGAAATTTTGCTTGCGACGCGGTACCTCGAACTTGAATCAAATCTTATTAAAAAAGCCAACCAAGTCTTAGAGAACCTTACAACTGTGGATATGACTGCAGCTTCAGGCCTCAAAACTCTGTCCTCTCTATACCGTGACTTATCCAAAGGGCTTTCTTCCGTCTCTTCACTCTCTCTGGGCACTGACGAAGAAGGCTTACCAACTGTAATCATCAAAGACTTGTCTGGACGTGACCAAATGACAATGCGAGCAACGCGGTCACCGCGAACTAATCCAAATCCACCCTTGGATACGAAATGCGACGATGCGATTTAAATACATACGAGACCATGATCAAGACCGCGTGCTTGACGATTATTTTTACTGCACTGACCGCGTCGCAATTATTACTGGGCCTCTTGGCTCAGGCAAAACATTCACATCCTGTGAAAAGATCTTTGATAGGATGTGTAATCAGTGGCCAAATAAGGAGCGCGCGCGTAAGACAAGATTTTATGCAATTAGGAATACGTACCCTGATCTCCTTGGTACAACCGTTAAAGACTGGATGGACCTTTTCGGTGACCTGGGAAAATACAAAGGTGGTGGTATTGAGCCTCCTTCTCATAAATTGCATTTTAAGCTTCCTGATAGAACAATAGTTCAATCGGAGTTTATCTTTCTTGCGCTTGACCGGCCCCAAGCCATCAAAAAGCTGAGAGGGGCACAGGCCACTGGCTTTTGGCTGAACGAGATCAAAGAGTTACCAAAAGCAGTAATTGACATGTGTGACTTACGGCACGGTCGTTATCCGTCAAAGATGGACGGTGGGCCCACTTGGCATGGCATCATAGGTGACACCAACCAGGTTGACCAGGACCACTATTTGTATGAGCTTGCAGAAGTGACTAAGCCTAAAGGCTGGAGCTTCTTTACACAACCAGGTGGTGTACATAAGAAGACACCTGAAGGAGAGTGGACCGTTAATCCAGATGCTGAGAACATAATCAACTTACCTGATGACTACTATGAAGCTGGTATGGAGGGTAAAGGTGATGAGTGGATTAAGGTCAACCTTGGGAACATGTATGGTGCTGTGTCCGATGGACAAGCAGTATACAGAGAACAGTGGAACGACCAACTCCATGTTAACTCAGAAATACGCTTTATCCCAGATGAGCCTATAGCGGTTGGCCTTGACTTTGGGTTAACTCCAGCGGCCATCTTTGGCCAGCAGACGGCCAGAGGGACAGTCAACGTCCTTGCCGAACTTACGAGTAACGGCATGGGTATCAGACAATTTTACACTCTGGTCGTAAGGCCTTTTGTCGTTAAGCACTTTTCTAAGGCCTCAAGTATAACGTGGGTTGGTGACCCTGCTGGAGCTAAACGTGCTGAGACTGACGAACAGACTGTTTTTAAAGAGCTTGAGGACTTAGGTATCATTGTCGAACCAGCGAATACCAATGACATTACAATGCGCATTGAAGCAGTACGATTTTACTTGACTACAATGTCGGGGCTAAGACCAGCATTTCAGCTACATCCGCGCTGTAATGTGGTCCGTAAGGGCTTTAACGGTGGTTATAAGTTTAGACGTATACAAGTAATCGGTGATGAACGATATATGAGTGTACCTGATAAAAACACTTTTTCGCATCCACATGATGGACTACAGTACCTTATGATGTACTATAAAGGCGATACAGGTGACTCAAAACCGTTTGTACGTAAAAAGGTGACAACCAGATGGGGAAAATGATAACTTATAAAGGCGTAAAGCCCAGTATGCAAACCCTACATGGTTGGGTATGGGAAGCTATGACTGGGCATTCTGGCTGGCGAGCAAGTTGCTGGGAGGACGCCGAATTCAAAGACGGTTTACACTGGACTGCAGCAGACTATAATGCAGCAGTAGCAAAAGGTATAAATCCTTTAACTATTAATAGGGTACTACCCGTCTTAAACCTCATTAACGGTAATTACATTCGCGCACAAAAAGATATTATCGCTAAAGGCCGCACCAAGCAGGACCATGAAATTTCACAAGTAATGTCAGAGGCTATTGCCTATGTTGTCGATCAGAATGACGGAGCCCTACTCCAGCGTAATGCGTTTGACACGCAGATTACCGTGGGGTACAACCACGTCTTTGTTGGATATAACTCAGATCCACGTAAAGAACGGGTGCTACTCCAAGAAACACCATGGTATAACTGCTGGTGGGACCCGTACGGTAGCCCATGGCTTAAAACCCACAGTTGTCGGTACTTCTTTCAAGCTGCATGGAAAGACATTGATGACGTAAAGATGGCATTTCCTCAGTTCGCAAATGACCTTGATGAAGAGTACCGAGCGCTGTGTGATGTTTCTACAGCAATGTTTATGACAGACATTGGAACTGAGATTGAGAATTATAAAGATTTTCTCTCAGCGGGCCAATGGGTCAATACAACTCGACGACGAGTACGCCCTGTAGAAATGTGGTATACCACAGTAGTACCTACATGGTTCGCTATTATGCCGAATGGCCGAGTTATTGACATGGATAAACTGCCTATGCAAGAGCAGTATGCGGTTGTACAGGCGTCACAAGAAGTCCTCCAGGCTTCCGTAAAAAAGATGAATGTCACTACATTCGTCGGGAATCTACAGCTGCAGGATGTTCCGACGCCATTTCCGCATGATGAATTTCCGTATGTACCATATATAAGCTATTTAGACCGTTTTGGATTCCCATACGGCGTTCCAAGAAACGTTAAGGAACAGAATATGGAAGTCAACAAACGCCGGTCTATGGGCTTAGCGCTTCTCGGTAGTAAACGAGTAATTGCTGAAGAAGGCGCAGCGGAAGATCTCAACGTGCTGTATGAAGAAGCCAACAGTATTAACGGCATGATCGTAGTCAAGAAGGGGAAACTTAACGCTGTTACTATTGAAGATTTAACGTCTTTAGCGGCCCCTCAGATCTCCATGATGCAACAATCTGAGAATGAGATACAAGAAATCGTAGGGGCAACAGATGAAGCTATGGGCGCGACAACTCCAGCTCAATCTGGCATCTCTCTGGACAAAAAGCGCTCTATGGCTTCGACTATGACGCTAAACCTACTCGAAAATGCTTATACCTCACAAAAGCGTATGGGCGAACAGATTATGTCACTTGTACAGTCTTCATGGACTGCTGAGAAAGTTATGCGTGTAGTTGACAGACTCTCTGGTGTCGAGAAGTTTGTAGAGGTTAATAAGCGTATTGACGACGGATACGGCAATATTACAGTCCATAATGACTTGACGCAGAGTAGATTTGACTTACAGGTTGCTACTGCAGAAATGACTGACACCATGCGTGAGAAGAATATGGACCTGCTATTCTCCGCGATTAACAAGGCGCCTACTGAAGCTGTCGCGCCGCTGCTTAATGTTGCTTTTGAGCTCTCTGATATACCTGAAAAAGAGCGTATTCTGTCACAGGTACGCGAAGCTACTGGTATGGGCCCTGTAGACGAGACTTTGACGTCTGACCAGAGAAAAGCCAAGCAAATGTCGGATCAAGCACAAAAACAAGCTATGGCTGCCGAAGATCGTCAACGCGCACAGCGCCTACAAGACCTTACGGCTGAGAAACTTATGGCGATGTCTAAAAAAGCACTTGACGAGGGTGAAGCAGCAAAAATGCTGGCTAAAGCACAGCAGCAAAAAGTAGACCAAGATGGTTTTGCCGCTGGATACGAAATTATTCAAAAGAGAAAGGAAGGGGACACGAAGAAATGAGTAAAGATTTAACTCCAGGCCAAATAGCTGCTCGTACGCGTATGACGGCGGCCGAAGAAAGAGCTTTTGACGTAAAAGCTGAAAAGCACTTTCGGGGTCACCGTGAGTTACCTAACGGTAGAAATTTTCGTTGTTGGAACCGTGAAAAAGACGTAGCTGGTGACAGGGCATATCGCGCCAATTACGACCAAATTGATTGGAATACCTCGCCTGTGTCGGCGTAAACACACAACCTCGCCAGTGCTGGCGTTAACGCACAAAAGGAGTATCATATGTCAGGAGAAGCAACAGTAGAAACATCGACCGTAGTACCTGAAGCACCTGCGGCGCCCGTAACCACAGTTGAAACAACAGTAGTACCTGTACCTGAAAATGCTGGGCCTATTGACTATGTAATAAGCGACCAAGGGTTACCTACGGTCACAGATGCAGAACTCATGGGCATGGACCAAGATGTACCGGTTGTACCTGACACGCCGGCTGTACCTGATGCGCCAGTTGTACCAGCAGGAAAAGAGCAGACTACTGAAACACCGCCGGCAACTGAAGCAAAAGTTGAAACGCCGCCTAAAGGATATGTTCCTACGGCCGCGGTACACGAAGCCCGGGAAGAAATACGCCGGCTTAAAGAACGCATTAGCGCAATGGAAGTAAAAGGTGCTGATGTAAAACCTGTAACGCCGCCCGCAGTACCTGATAACGTACCGACAGTACGCAGTGACTTCAAGGTTCTCACGAAAGACGAGTTCATCGCGCTTTCAGAAGAAAGTCCAAGGGACGCTCTGGTATACCAATCTGAGCTGATGGATTTTCGTGAGGCCCAAAGAATAGCGGCTGACAAAGCACGTCAGGACGAAGTTGCTAAGGTAGAAGTTGAAGAGTTATTTGAAGAATCCGCGGCACTTATGTCAGCTGCGCTACCGGGCATCTTCGATGAAGGTTCCACGGTACAGCAAGAGCTGGCACAGTTTGCAGATGGCATTGGGTTCACGAAAGACTTGTATTACTTAACGAACCCCGAAACCCAGGTGATCTTACCCGGAGAATCGAAACCGCTCTATCTCGGGCGGCAAGCAGCGTCAATCGTCGCTATGCTGGCCAACCTGAAAAATAAGGGCCTTCCAAATGCCGATGCCGCAATGCGTGCAACCGTCGAGGCCGAATTACGGCCGAAAATTGAACAGGAAGTTTTATCAAAAATCAAAACTGCCGGAGTAACGGGATACAAGGCCTTATCTGAAATTCCAACAAGTGCGACAACTACGCCTGAGTCTAAAATACTCACTGAAGCTGAAGTTGCGGCCCTTGATCCAAAGGCCTTGGAAGCGTACCTCTCCGGAATGTAACAAAGGAGAAGTGAAATGGCTGCAACAGAGTTTGCACTTAATCATGCCTTGGCCGTCCAACGCTGGAGTACCTCTCTGGCCGTTGAAGCCGCTAAAGCTCAGTATTTTGCGAAATTCATCGGGACGTCGAAAGACGACCTTATCACCGTTCAAAATGAACTCACCAAAGGCGCCGGTGAGAAGGTCACCATCGGGTTGCGCATGAAACTGGTCAACGCCGGTAAAGAAGGTGACCAGATCATTGAAGGCGACGCGACGGCTGAAGAGGCCCTTAGCTTTTACCATGATTTTCTGTTTATTGACCAGCTCAGGAAATCCACGAAGTCCAAGGGTAAAATGTCCGAACAGCGGGTTCCGTACAACCTGCGGCAGGAAGGTCGTGACGCACTGGCCATCTGGTGGGCAGAAGAAATGGATGAAGAGATCTTCTGTTATCTTTCAGGTGCCCGCGGTGTCGCTACCATGCACAATGCCACGAACTGGACCGGCCGTGCCAACAACACTCTTACAGCACCGGACGCCGGGCATCTTGTTGTCGCCGGCGGCCATGCCAAAGCAACTTTGGTCGACGCCGACAAAATTGACATCTCCATGGTTGAAAAACTCGTTGCCATCGCTGAAACAGTGGATCCTATGATCCAGCCTTTTACCATTGAAGGCAACAAGAAATTCGTTCTGCTTATGCATACCTTTCAGGCCTTCGATCTGCGTACGTCAGTCACGACCAACGACTGGCTCGATATCGCCAAGGTTACAGGAACTGGTGCCGGCGCCAAAGCCAAGATGTATACCAATTCCCTCGGTGAGTACGCCGATGTTATTTTGCACAAACACCGGAATGTCATTCGGTTCAGCGATTACGGCGTCGGCGGCGATCTTCCTGCAGCGCGTGCTTTGTTCCTTGGTGCCCAGGCCGGTCTTATGGCCTACGGCCAAAATTCCGGTCCTTCCCGGTATTCCTGGTATGAAGAACTCGATGACCGCGGCAATGCGCTGTCCATCACGGCGGGTACCATTTTTGGCATCAAAAAGACTCGGTTCAATGCCAAAGACTTTGGCGTTATCGCTGTCGATACGTACAGTGCCAATCCGACCACCGCTTAATTCAGGGTGTAAGTTGAGTACTGCCCATCTATTCGTAGATGGGCAGTTACTAAGTTTGCACCTACACTGGAGGCAGTATGGCCACTCTTGAAGAGCTGAGAACACGTGTTGTACGCATTATACATGACGATGCTTATACAGATGACGATGTTGACGGCTTCATAAATGAAGCATATAAAGCATGCGCAGGTAAAGTGCTATTACCAGACCTCATGAGTACGGGTAATATAACTGTGCTTGCGGGTGCTATGTCTACTGCTATTCCTACTGCTTGGAACTTCGACAGAAACTTATACCTCTGTGCTTCAGCGGACAGCAAAAATGCAGTAAAGGTATACTCATCCATCGCATTACTAACGCATGATTTTCCGGCATACACCTTTAATCCAGCTATTGGATCTATTGAAGCTTGCACGGCTACGCAACTTTCGTTTATCAGTTATCCAAAACCGAGCGCTTCTGAGATACTTAATTGCGCTTTCTATAAAAAAGTTACCCCTCTGGTCAATGACACTGATGTACCTTTGGTACTGCCTGAGCATATGCATTTTCTTTTACTCGTATCTGGCGCGTGTGCAGAAATTTTCACAGAGAAAGAAGAGGGCATAGATGGAGTTATGATTAATACCAACAAGTACTCAAAACGTTTTAAAGACGCTATTGAGGAGCTTGGTAATTATTTTAAAACCGGACAATCAAGGCCTGCTAAATCAAATAGGATTGCGTTTATATGAAAATATTGCCGCTATACAGGTCTGCCACAGGTTTAGCCGATAAACTTGACGCTATGCGAGTTGTATATAACGCAGAAACAGGAGTATTGGGCTTATCTCAAGCGAATGATATTACCATAGACTTATCTGGAGCAATTAAAAGTAGGCCTGGGTTTAGCCTTTTACAGTCTGGGTATTTTAGCAACTTATTTTCTTGTGGAGAATACGGACTGTGCGAGTATAATGGTAATTTGTGTCTTATAAATGAAAATTTATCTATAGCACAACTTGTGCCAGTTTATACTAACCAGTTAGCATACGCACAGGTATTTAATAACGTGCAAGACTGTGTTTATTTTTCGGATGGCGTGCAGACTGGAGTTCTCAGGGACAAAGTGTACAGTCCTTGGAACGCTACGTCGTATGTAGGTGTACAGTCAACTGAAATGCAAGCAAAAAGGTTTGCAGCAAAAATACCGGCTGGGCACATTATATGCGTTTTTAACGGTGTAATGTATATAGCCTATGATAACCTTGTTATTCCTTCTGAGCCTTTTTCATATACTTGGTTTGACCTTGAAAAAACATTTGCTTTTGATTCACGGATTACTATGATCGCATCTGTGATATCAGGTTTGTATATTTCTACGCAATCACGAGTATATTTTTTAGCAGGCGCTACGCCTAAGCTATTTTCCAGAAAAATTGTCCTTGACTCTGGTGTAGTAGAAGGCACTGTGCACAAGCATCTTGGGTCTGCACTTGGTTTGCAAACTGGTAATGAAGTACTCACTTTTGTTACAAAAAATAGCGGTTTGTGTATTGCGACTGAAGACGGTGCAGTAACAAGTTACTCAGATACACATGTTAATTGCCCAGAGGGTAAACGAGGTTCTTCTTACGTTTTTGATCATAATCTTATCACAAGTATTCTTTATTAAGGGGGTATTATGGGAGTAAAACTTTCAACAGGTTTACGTAATGCGATCATGGGCGCCATTGGCTTTAGCGGCGCTTTGGAAACAGGTATTATCGAGGTATATTCAGGAGCACAACCGGCTGACGCGGACGCAGCAGAAACAGGTACCAAACTGCTTCGTATCACGGTGAACGGCGGCGCTTTTGTAGCAGGTAATGCGGCCAATGGCCTTACCCTCGAAGACCCTGTTGCTGGTGTAGCGGTCAAAGAAACCACGGAAGTGTGGTCTGGTCTTGGATTGGCCAATGGCACAGCGGGATGGTACCGGTTTTACGCGAATGATTACATTACTGGTCTCTCTACTACGGCAAAACGGCTCGACGGTGTATGCGCAGTCGGCGGTGGTCAGTTTTCAATGTCCACTTTGTCAATTGCGCTGAATGCGCCTGTTACTGTCGATGGCGCATCATTTACAATGCCTGCTGGAGCCTAATGTAACATCATGGCAGGTATTCCTATAAGTCCTACAGAGACTTTATTAGCACTGCTATTTGATGGTGAAAATGCGAGTACTAACATCATCGATAGCAGTAGCTATGCCCGTGCTTTTACAGTATACGGCACAGCGCAGTTATCTACTGCTATCAAAAAATTTGGTACAGCAGGGCTAAGTCTCGGGTTAGAAGACTATATAGATACACCGCATACTGCTGATCTTGGCGCAGTTTGGGCAGGAGATTTTACATTACAATGCTTTTTTAGGCACTCCAGTCTTCCTGCAAGTGAACGTAGCGTATTCTCACAGAATGTAGATTTTCAAGTAGACTATATAGGCGCCAGATTTGCTGTAGTGCCCTATGATGAAAGTATCACCTCTGGTCAACTGATATTTCACGCAGGGTATTCAATAACAGAAAACATAGATGCATTTACAGATATACCTATTACGAGTATTCCAGTAGATACCTGGGTGCATTTAGCTGTTGTACAGTACAGCGGTGTGCTTACTTTCTATGTTGATGGGCAACCTTGTGTAAATACTTGGGAAGCCAATACGTACATTAATGCAGTTATGCCGTCAGCGCCTTTTCGTATAGGGCATTGTGCAGATGTAAGTGCTGGGGACCCTTTTAACCTTGACTCATTTCATCTTGACACATACGCAATGTATACTGGGGCATTTACGCCTCCAGAATATGACCAAGGTAATACAGTCTTAGTTAGTTTACCCAGTATTGAAGTTCAATTATTTTCTGGAGCTGATATGTCAGAAACATTACCAGATATCGAAGTTCAAATGACCTCTGGTGCTAATATAGCATTGTCTTTACCTGCGATATATCAGTCTCTTATCTCTGTTGATTATAATTGTATATTGCCAGAGATACAAGCTGCGTTATTAGCAGGCAGTAAACTTTCCGTAGAGCTACCTGGTATTGAAGTGGATATTACCGCTATTCAAGCTAAGTTAGCTACTATGACGTGTGATCTGCCAAGTATAGAAATGCTATTACGCGCTGGTTCACAAATAGCATGTGAATTACCAGGCATACAGATTTTGTGTGAGAGTACTGTTGGAATTGTAGCGACAATGAATGTTGTTCTTCCCAGTATTCAAGCACAAGCAGATGTGAAAACAGGTATACTGGCACAGTTGGAAGTAATTCTTCCAGCTATACAAGCGCTATGCACAGCGTATATTGGTATACATGGTACAATACAGGTGTCTTTGCCAGGTATCTCAGCAGATATCCAGTCTACAAGTACGATACAGTGCGCCTTAGCATCAATTCTTCCTGCTATAGAAACTCTTATGACAGGAAAAGTTGGCGCTATAGCTACTATACAAGTTACACTTGAAGCGATACAAGGGCTACTATGGAGTGACCCTATACTCAATGACACTTTTTGTGTTAACTTACTTAAGCGTGAACTTATCTCAAAATTCACCAACTATAAGTTCAATAGTTTCGCTGTAATAAACGGCGTGCCCTTAGGTAGTACTAACCAAGGACTGTTTTCTTTAACAGGGCTTACGGATAACAGCACTCGTATTGTTTCTGAGTTTTCTACGCCAAATACTGACTTTATGTCTTTTTTACTCAAGAAGTTATACGCTTTTAGACTTGCAGGCCGATTTACTGGAACTGTGCGTTTAACAGCAACAAATGGTGTTACATCTTGGAGTAAAGACATTAACTTCACAAAAGGCGGAATTCCAGATACTGGTATGGAGTATTTTAATAACACAACTTTAGGCAGATACTTTACGTTTACGTTTACAAATGTAGATGGTAATGCCTTCGTGTTAAACAGTATTGACCTTTATACACAGTTTATAGAAGGCCGATAATGCCAAGAATAATACTTTATGACCAAGCAGGTGATTTAGAACGCGAAAAAGAATTAACAGCTTTTGCGAATAACCAGTTGTTTATTCTCAAAGACTTAATGAAATTTCAGAACTTAGCGCAGGACCAGCGGCGAGTAGAACTTGTTGATGGAAGTGTAATTGTAGTAAAGTCAGTTTATAATAACGACATTATTCAGGTATACTCACCTAAGGCTGTAGAAGAAGAAATAGCAGTAGCACTTGGTCCTTGCGATACCAGAGGCATAATTTTTGTATCTGTGACGCTTAGCAATGTTATACAGTTCCATAGATATATTATGGCTACTGATACTCTAACGCTGCTTAGCACTTTGGATTTAAACACAGAACTTGGTAATCTTAGTAACCGTGTTATTCATATTGTGGCCGCGCATGAAGACCTGAATGCTATAGTGCTAAAAGTTTTTGTTACTGATTGGCGTGGTGCTACAGTTCTTAATACGGTTTATGATAATTATTTTCCTGTAAAGCTTCCTATCAGTTTTTATGGCATGGAACAAGCTGAATTAGGCATGTATGGTATTGCTGTAGCCCAGTATCCTGCACAGCTAAGTTTATCACGGTCAGGCTTTTTATGGTATCATACTAACTATATAACTTCTGTCGTAGGTGGAAATTACCGTAGACCCCTGAATCAGTTTTCTTTAGTAAATCCGTCGGTTCAATATGCGATACCTGTAGTAGAAAGCGCAACAACAGTATACTATTGGCGCGTTCCAGTAGTAACTACATATAAAGATACGTTAATTCGTGTAGTATACAAAGAACGATTTGATAGAAATACTGGTATGTTTATAGAAGTGTTTGAAGCTTATATAGCTACATACAGTAATTTAGATTGGAATGGCGCAGCTCCTACATACCAGCATGACTTTAGTATGACTGTAGATGCAAATAACCACCCAAGTTTATTTTATACCACACAAGTACTCGCGTACGATGATAAGATATATTTATTTTATGGTCAAAAATTAGTTGACCAGCCTTTAGGGCCCACCGTATTAGAGGTGGAAGTGTTTGATCTATTTTTGAACGTAGTTATAGCACGTAAAGCTATAACTGGCGTAGAAACAGCTCGTGTAGGCTGCGTAACAGTAGTTACAGTTAACAAAGTAAATTATCTATGCTTTAAGTCATCAGGGTCCTTTGTTTATTTTATAGACCCTGAAACTGTTAATGTAGTAAAAGCTTTTGACTTTGGCGTAGTTGGTGTTACTACTACATGGAATCCTGTGGGCCAGGCGCACTTAAGTATAGGGTCTAATGTTCCAAATTTTATTGCGGTTAATGAGCCGATAACCAATAACTTATTGGATATTATTAACGCGTACAGGTTTACATTACCTGGGTACCACGAGTACTACGCGGACTATAACTATACAATGAAGATAAATTTTCTTGGGTACTCATGCGCTTTAGAAAGCTGCGCGACAGCGCATGCAAAATGGCTTACCGCTAATAGCCTTTTACAGCACGCAGACATAAACGCTAATACAGTGTTACAACGTGTTGTAGAATACGGGTTTAGAGCAGCAGTTGCATATGAGAACTTAGCGCTTATTGACACTACAGTTTTTATAACTGACGCGGATCAAGAGGCTGAAGTACTGCGCTTATGGCAAGAATCTGCAATCTATAAATCCAACATAGAACACCGGGATATAAATACAATGGGATACTACGCAAAGTGCTATCCTTTAGCAGTGCATGCTATTTCAGTTTCTGACAGTAACGCATTTTTGCCTACCTCTGGGTTAACACTCATAGGATCAACAATAACTCTGACAGAAGCGCAATATGGCAAAATAAAACTTTTTGTGTATAACGCCGCCAAGGGATGATGCCATGATATACGAAACAGTAACAGACTTAGTAAATGAAAAGTTTGCCACGTCTATGCAATTCGCAGAAGACTCAAGTCAGACTGTAACAGACTTACTTGCGAGTTTATCTCAAGTGGCCATTGTGCCACAGTTTGTAGACGAAGCCCTTGACATTCCTACGATCTCAGCTGGGCTAAGTGATTTAACTATGCCGGCTGCACCGCAACTGAGCGCTCTCTCTGGACAACTGCCTGTAACACCTGCTCTCACAGGGTACGACCCAGTGGACGTGGACTTACCTACTTTTGGTATAGACGCGCCGACTTTGAATACGATCACCGCGCCGACACTGGATACATACGTAGCTCCTGCAGTACCGTCAATAAATACTGATATAGACCTACCAGCGCCCATATCACTTGACCAAATTGCTGAGCCTATAATGGCTGAGGTCCTTATTCCTACGGTTCCAAGTATGGAATTACCGGCATTACCTACTCCGGATGTTCCACAGTTTACTGCAGAATTTGGTCCTTTCGCATTTGATCCGTCTACAGTATTCGCAGAAATTGATGCTGCGCTTTTGTTCCTTAATGACTCAGTTTCAGGTACTGCAGCCATACTTGTAGACTTGATTAATAACCCGCGTATGGCAATATCTGACGCTGTTAAACTTGAACTTATCGCCAGGGATAGACAAAAGCTGGCTGACGAATACGCATTACGACAAACTGAGGTTATTGATACCTGGAGCGCTCGTGGATGGGACGCACCTACGGGTGTTATGTTGGGCCAGCTTTCTACACTCGACAGACTCCGGTATATATCAGAAGATAATGTAATGCGAGACTATACAATTAAGGACTGGGAACTTGCACAGCAAAACTGGCAAGCCGCAGTATCTGCGCTACCTCAGTACTCAAGTTCACTTGTACAGCTAACATCGTCTATTTTGGCCAAGACCCTTGAGACTGCAAAGTATGCTTTTGAGGCCGCAATGAATCGGTACCAAGCTGCTATTGAAGTGTATAAACAGAATATCGATGTCTATAAGACTGCGTATGCTGTTTATGAACTCCAGATCAAAGCACAGTCCTTTTTACTCGATGTCTATAACGCACAAGTCACTGGAGCTAAACTTCAGCTTGACGTAAATAACGCGGGCTTAGACCTGTATAAGACAAAGCTATCCGCGCAGATAACAAAAGTGGAAGTTTACAAAGCGGTCGTTGAAAGTGCTTTGGCAAAGCTTAATTTATCAAAAACTCAGGTAGAACTGTACAAAGCACAAGTTGATGGTTTTCTTGCTGGCCTTACAGCGAATACAACCAAAGTCCAACTGTACAGAGAACAAATGTCAGGCGAAAAAACAAAGCTCGATGTTTATGGCTCTCAGATAGCGAACTACACAGCTTTACTTGACGCTGCTAAAGTTCAATCGACAATCCAACTCGAGCAGACTAAAAATGTCCTTGAGGCAAACAAGCTCAAAGTACTTACCTATGAGGCAGATATAAAACGGTATGGCGCTGAAATGGATACCATAGTCGAGACTAACAAGGCCGCAGTATCTTTATTCGCCGGTAATGTCGGTCTGTACGAGGCCGATACACGTAAAGTCGCGGCGTATGCTGAGTTGCTTGTAAAAGAAGGTGAAGTTAACGCGCGTATACAGGAAGCGCGTATTGACACAAAGATCAAACAAGCTGAAATAAACATATCAAATGCGAATATTGCCGTTCAGGTACAACTGGAAGCAATGAAAGCTGCTGCTAATATCGCAGCACAAATGGTTGCGTCCTCACTGTCTGCTGTAAGCGCTGGCGCACACCTTGGCGCATCGAGCAGTGCTAATGAAAGCTGGACACACGCAGATTAATAAGGAGTTATTATGGCCAGAAGGAAAACAGAAGACGGTGTCGAACTTGTTCCCGGAAGTGCTGCCGAAAGTCTGTACTTAGCAGAACAAGCAAAACGCGCACAGCAAGCAGCTGCGCCTGCACAAACCGGTGTAAATGTATATTGGGGTGGTACGACAAGTGATCAAAGTCGTGCAGCCGACGCGAAAGAGTGGCAAGACAAACTTGATCGTATTGCCGAAGAAAAGAAGACCCGCGAATCAGCAAGGCTTACTGAGCGTGCTCAAGATATCGAGTCCGCCAAAACAGACGCCACAACCGCCGCTACTGCTGCTGTTAACGCAGCAAAGAACAAAACTACTCTGGAAGCTGCGCGTATTAAAGCAGGCCTTGATGGTACTGGTACTGGTACGAGCGCTGGTCTCGGTGGTACGCGTAAAGGAAAATCAGAAAAAGAACTTATCGGTAATGCTGCGTTAGAGCTTATGAAAGTCAATCCTGGGTTTCCTGGCAAACCTGACACTGCTTTAACTGCAGATGAAGCACGCCGTCGTGCCTCAAAACTTTTTGCAGATCCTGCAGCGGCACCTGCGTTACCTGGTACAACTGCTACTGGCACGCCTTTAACTTCAACTACTCCTGCAGTTAATACGGCTCCAGTAGACGCTGGAGTCACTGAAGACAAGTTTAAGCAGTACGGTAAAACAAAGGGCTTTAAGTACCAAGGACTTCAGGCTGGAATAGAAGACGACCAGATTGGAAAGTTTACGGACGCAAATGGTATTGCACGATTTGCTAACACTGGCGCAGTTAACAATGCAGTTACTGACACACCAGTAGTAAGTAACGCATTGACTGGCGCACTTCAGCCTTCTGCGAGTGCACAGCAACTACGGTCAGGTCTTGGTGTTGCGTCTACGCCAGTTACCGCGCCTATGTCAATACCATCGTCTACTGGTGGTAAACGTGACTTCTGGACAGCGCTTGGACAGCAGGCAATTAAAGCTGGTGATACAATAGCTGAAGGCGCATCTTCTGCAAAACAGAATTTCATTGACTCTTTAGGCCCTGTAGATACGCAAGGGTCCGCTTTGCCTCTTATGCCTGCTGTACCAGAAGCGCCTATTCCAGCTACTACTCTGTCTCCTGAGCGCGCTGATAACTTGACAGCACAGGGGCTTTCAGAACGCCCTACTGAATTCGGTGTTCCTGGATACCTTAACCGGCTTAATGCTGGTAAAAGCAGTCCTACCATGCCTAAAGGTTTTTTGACGTGGTTTAACTCGTTAAACAAAAAACGAAAATCCACGAACCCGTTATTTCCGAACTACGAGCAATAACATATACACCAATCGATGAGGCCTCTTGTCTTCAAAAAGAGTAAGAGGCCTTACTGTTAGTACTCGTCTTTTAAAAAGTAGTCTTAAACGATCGATAAAGCTTAGATTATCTAAGCGTAAGGACTTAAAGATGGCTATAGACCTTAAGAGCTATTACGAGCAGAACAGAAATTATTACGGCGACGTTCCTCTTGAAGAAGTTGCTAAAGATGTGCATACTCGATCAAATACCCCAGAGCCATACGAGAATTGGCTAAATACCGCAGGTATAAAACCGCAAATTGACGAAGATAACACGGCTCGAGCAGTAACTACAGCGCAAAATCAAGAGATCGGTGTTGCTCGTCAGTTTGGTCGTGGCGTTCTTCGTGGAGTAACACAAGCTCTTCCGCAAGCTGTAGGCCAAGGAATACAGTGGCTTAATCCTGATGAGGGTGGCTCTAAAACCCTCGAAGATACTGGTAAGGCCATTGAGCAGTTTGGTACAGACAATACAAAGCGCTTTCCTGGTTTAACAGCTACAAAACAAATTGAAGCAGACGGCGTATCAGGCTTTATTCATAAAGCTGCCGCCGGTGCTGGTGAGTCTATGGCGACATCACTCACACCTTTTGCTGTAGGTACTGCTGTGGGCCTTGGAACAGCAAATCCAGTCCTTGGTGTTGCTGCTGCAGGTGCCAGTTTAGTGCCTTTATTTTATGCACCTGCGGCAGAACAAAAGTACCGTGAAGGCGAAGCCCAGGGACTCTCGCATGACCAGAATATGATTAACGCGAATATTGCTGGTCTTTCAGAAGTAGCAACTGAAGCAGTCTCTGACATAATTCCTACCAGAGTATTCGGGTTCCTTAAAACTCCTGCCAAAGACGCCATAATTAAAGGCGCCACAAATGCTCTGCCTCTGAAAGAGATTCTTAAAAACATGTTTAAAGTAGGCGTAGCTGAGACGTCTACAGAAGTGCTTAATACTGGAGTGCAAGCAGCTTCTGACAAATACTTTGGTATAAATCCAGAGCAGAATGTCGCGTCTGATATGGCTGATGCAGCCGGTTCCGCGGCAATTATGACTCTTGTATTCAGCGCCTTTGGTATTCCTTTTGACATCAAACATCGGCAGAGTATCCGCGCCACTCTTACAAATCCAGAAGCTGACACAAAAGACGTGCATAAGGCCATCGGCGAAGTAGCTCATGCAGTAGCAAAAGAAGACCCCGACTTGGCCAAGAAATTCACTGACCAGGCTTTAGCATTGCATACTGCTAAGCAGCCCATCCTCTTAGACGACGATGAGTACTATAAGAAGCAGGATGGCTTGGCAGAAGCTACTAAGGCTATGAAGGCACAAACAATTCTCTCTCTGGCTAAACAAGACGCGCCA